CTGATAAAGAGATGGCGTGGCCGCGTGGCTCCGGCCTTCCCAATGTCATAGGTGTCATCCGTGAACTTGAGATCGCCAGTCAATGTTCCGCCCGAGAGCGGAAGAAAGGTTGCAGAACCCATCGTTCCCAGAATAAACCGTGTGCCATCGTAGGTAATCTGCACCATCATGCCTGACGGAATATCATTCGCCACCAGCGCCGTCGTGCCGTTCTTCGTAATGGCTTTCGGGGAGGCCAAGCCTGACACCTGCACCGTCACGTTCGTCGTATTGGCCCCGCTGGCAATGAAGCGGAAGGTCTGCCCAGCGGCATAGGCAGAGATGGCCGGTGAGGGCGTCAAGGTAATGGCATCGGCGGTCCCGCCCACGGTCCCGACGTAGACCCCGGTACCCGCTTGGATATTGGCGAGTGAAGCAGCATCCGTATCTGCCGTGGCGAGCCCTAAGCCGGTAATCTTCTTGGAGTTAAAGGGGATATTCTGGGTGATGGTCTGCTGCCCATCTTTCATGACGCAGGTACTAATCATCGTTGCCACATCAGCCGTAAAGGCATTGAATGCGGCTGCGGTAATCAGCGTCGATGAAACAACAGGCTGTCCTGAGCTGTTAATGACCGCGACCCCTGATCCGTTCAGACTCATGGTTGTGCTCTCCACGCAGTCGCCCCCGCAAATCCAGGGGCCTGTTGCATCAAGGCGTCGATCATGGGTTGATAGCGTGGTGGAAGCGGTTGCTGTCCTGCCACGAATTGCTCAGGATGCAGATATTGCTGCGCGGCGTTCTTCGCAATCTTGCCTTCCGCATCTTTGGCCAAATGCTGCATGAGAAACTTCGCCGTCATGGAATAGCGGTTCAAGAAGTTCGGCCAGTTCACGCCAATATCGCCAGGAATCGCGTCCTTGCCTTGGAGTTGTGTCCCTCGTGCCAGCCGGTCAAACGCATCCTTTCGTGCTAATTCACTTGCCACACGGTTCACCGAATCCAGTTCAGTCGGTGTCAGAATATCCTCTAGCTTGTCAAACATCTGCTGGCCTGTGGCCCGTTTGATCGTGCGCGGTGCTTCCTCTTTCGCCTTCGCAAACATCGCAGAACGCTCACTCGTACCCAACGGCGTCGTGAGCGCCTTTTCGAGTTCCTGACCGACCTCCATGCGATTCTTTGGCATTGACATAATGCGATGGGTTTCTCTTGCCAATTCATAGGTGGGAGATTTCGCACCGAGCCATTGCACAAATTCTTTGCGCGTATCGCCAATCGCCCGTGCCTCACTCGCACCAATGCCAAATCGTTCTGGGTTCTTAATAATGTCATCCATCGCCATTTTCATGTAGTGCAGACTTTTCACGGGATATTTCGCCACTTGTTCAGGCACCGTTTTCGTAATCGCTTGCCCTGATGCCGTCACAATCGGACTTGTTACGGTATGCTCGGCAATATCTTCACCAATCTTGAACGAATCGCCCTTTTCTTTCGCAAGCGTCGCCGCACGCGACAAAATGGATTTAATGGATGGTTTATCAGCCAATTTCCTAAACGCAGCATCGGGTGTGATAACTTCACGTCCCGCTTGCTCATAGAGTGGCCCTGATGCTTGCGCCCGCGCACGAATCGCCTGCTCCAACGCCGCAGGTGTCTGTGCCACGCTTCCAATCTCAGCCGCTCGTGCGCTGGTTTGCTCCGCTGCTCGTTGCTGAAACGCAGGTGAAATCCCAGGCATCTTCGCAATATCTTTCTGATGCGCGGCCAAGCCTGTGGCTTCCGGAATATCCGCAATCACTTCGCCCAATGTCGGCTTGACTCCCCCGACGCCAGGTTTCGCTTGTGCAGCGGCTTGCACCACCTTGTCCATGATCTTCGGATCATTATTGCCCAGAAATTTCTGATAGGCTTGGAGAATGCTCGCACGGCCTTGCCCTGTCATGGGGGAAATGGCCTTGCCAATCAAGTCTCGACCTTTTTGAATCGTGGCCCCGACGAGCGGAATGCCGCCACCAATTCCAACCCCCCATCCGACTTGACTTCCCTTCTCAGGAAAGAACTCACCACCTTCAGATGGCACCACCGGTTGTGCCGCTGCTGCCGCGCCACCTTGCAAGGCACCCACACCCATCTTGCCTGCGAGTGTCGTAGCCGTCGGCAATGCCTTGGCAATCCCTGAGGACATGAGCGAGGTCGGCATTAAACTCCCCGCGAGTCCAGCCCAATCAAATCCCTCGTTGCCCAGCGCCTTCATGCCACGTTGCTGCGAAGCCTTGAGATCGCCCAGTTGCTTGTCAATCCACGGACTCACCATCGGCTCAACGCCCGTGGCGCGGTTAATCGTATCTCCCACATGCGCTCCGAGTTGGGCGGCCCCCACGAGTGGAGAGGCCGCGCCTGCAGCCATGCGACCGGCAAAGGAACCGAGAAGTTTATCCGTAGTGGAGGCAGATGGGGGAGACAGGTTCTTTTGAATCGCAGACGTAATATCCTGATCGGACATCCCATCAGGAAATTCCACCTGTCCATGTCCGGGGACTTCAATAATCTGTGGCATTACTCAATCTTCCCCGTGGCAGGATTATACTTCCGAACGGTGCCAGTTGGCGCAGATGGTGAGGATGCCGGACCATTCTGAACTGTGGTATCCACACCCCCGCTACCTGAGAAATAGGTGCGCTGACGAAGTTGGTCGGCCTTTTGCTGACCAAACTTGATACGATTATTGGCCGCCTCAATCGCGCGTTCAAAAATGAGCTTCCTTTGCGCAGGCGTTTTCCCAGAGGAACCTTGGACATCCAAGAGCACTTTGCGCTCACCTTCTGTCGGCATCCCACCAAAAATCGCCTTGAGTTGCGGCAGGGCACTTCCTGTAATCAAGTTGTCAAGCTCGACCGTCGCATCAATAGATTTGGGGCGCATACTTTCAGGAATCAAACTTCCCGCTTGCGCAACAACCCCCGCACCGCTGAAACCTAGCGCCTTATCATTGATTGCCAACGCCGACTGGAGATTCTTAATCGCCTGATGAGACCCTTGCATTTCCTCTTCGGTTTGGATGAGTTCTTTCTGCTCTGTGGCAGTCATCGGACGATTCTCTCCGCTCCTTTTGTCCGCCACTTTCTCGCGTGACCCTGCAGCGATTTCGGCAATCTTTTCGCGTGAGGCAATCTCCATCTTCTTGAGTTCCGCCTGCTGGTCAGCCAAGGTTTTCTTGAGACTGTTCGCATCCATTCCTTGCCGTTCGCGTGAATCGATCATGGCTTGTGTGTTCAGCATATTCGCTTCGATCTGACCTTTGCGCAGTTCGGCATTGGAATCAATCCCTTCACGCCGCAGGGCTCGATCCTCACCACGCTGTTCCTCCATGAACTGTTGCTGCGACAGCAACTTCCCTAACGCTTGCGCTTGGGGATGCTGAGAGGCCAAGAGTTGGACTAAGGCCTGTTGTCGTGCTTCTGGTGTTGCAGGCGTCCGCACAGGTGCGCCAGGGCCAGGTAGTTCGGTCGTGACAGGCTGAGCAGTCGGTTGCGGCATAATGCCCGCGTAGGGACCGCCTTGTGGGGCAGGAGGTGTCACTTGCGCGGTGGGGCGTGGGCCTTCGCTGATCGTGGGGGCTGTGGCTCCTTGATACTTGGACACGGCATCGGCCAGCATGTCCTGACTATCCTTAGAAATCTGATTGCGTTCTTTCGCATTGAAGGCTGTCGCAATCGCACCGCCAAGACCCTCCGCTAATTGCGCCGCATTCTGCGCCCAAGACGGCGCAACGTAGAACTTACCAGCCATGCGCCCTTGCGGCAGTTGTGTCGCCTGCTGGAGCATGAGGTTGGCAATTTGCTGGCGGCGATTATTGGCCTGTTCTTTTAGGGCCAGTTCGGGCGGGAGTTCCTTGAGACCATAGGGGGTCGTAAGGATATCCCCGTAGTTTGTGCCTCCACCTGTTAAGACAGCAGCCATAAGTTAATTACTTAGAGCAGCAGCTCCAATCGCGCCGCCTGCCTTGATGCCTGCTCCTCCTATTCCGAATAGCCCACTCTGGAGATTGCCAGATTGCGCGGTCCGCTGGTTGTAAATGCCCGCGTTCCAGTCACCCATTTCCTGTGTCGCGCCAAAGAGCGGTGCCGGTGCCACCTGTGCGTTCTGGGCATAACCAGGGACGGTAAAGGGGTTACTCACTTGCGAGCCGGAGAGCAATGCCGTGATTTCGTTGAGGGGGGTCTGTCGCTGGGCCAGATATTCGACAATGGCCTGCTTGCGCCGTGCCTCATCCATGCCATAGGCTTGTGAGGCCGCGTTCCCACCTTGAATCTCAGCCAGATTCCGCGCATCGTTGCGCGAGCGTTCGATCATCTGCTGGGCATCCGCATAGGCTTTGGTGCCAGGACGAATGCCTGCGGCAATCAGGTTTGAATTCGATTGATCGCTTTGCTTGGCATAATCCTCGTTCGCGCGGCTCATATAGGCATCAATGACCTTCTTGCGCGTATCGTCATAACTGCCGGTCGTGGGCGCGCCAGAGAAATCGACGCCCGTGCCCACAATGCCCTTGAGCGCATCCGCCCCTTGGCCGGCCAGCCCGCCGAGCTTCAGTTGCGTGGCGGTCGATTGATCGTAGAGGGCTTGCTGTTCTGGGGAGAACTTCTGAATGAGCGTGGCTTGGTTGGGATCGCCACCGACGAGATAATCGTTGCGATCTGGCGCAATGGGCTTAGGCGTATCCTTGTAGACCGGCTGATTGCGAGACATGCCGATCTGGACACGCGGCACCCCGCCTGCGGCTTGCCAATCGGCTAAGGACTTTTGATAGGCTTGCTGGGCTTGGTCCCAGGCCGATTGATTGAGTTGCCCGCTGCCGTATTGGACGGTCTGCGTGCCGTAGGGACTCACGACGTTGGGGTTATTGATCTTGCCTTGCGCCTTCGCCGCATCGACGTTGGCTTGGCCCTGCTGAAGCGCGGCACCGGTATAATCTGGAGCGGCTGGAGGGTTAGGAGCGCAGGACAGCGCGATCCGGCGGAGGTGGTAGTCCAGGGTGCAGGTGCCGTCTAGTTGGAGGATGGAGAGTTTTGACACTGCACAGGCTCCATCTGAGCTGCGCCAGTGTCGCTGGCGGGTGGGAAAACTGATAATCGCTTGGAGTATTGTATGATAACGGGGCGGAATTGTAAATAGGTGAGCAACCCCTTGATGCCCGACTCGTTATCCACCTCACAACTGAACATGATTTCAGTGACACCCCACTCCACCAACTGCTTCTCGATATGCTGGAGAAAACGCAAGGCTGTGCGACTGCCACGGTAGGCCGGGGCCAGGTAGAACGTGTCCTCAGTCGCCATGCGCTTCTGTGAGTGCATCGAATCCGTGACATACACGCCGAAGTACCCCGCCAAGGTCTCGCCATCACGTGCGGTAAAGAGTTGGAAGAACCCCGATTGGTTACAGGCATGGTAGCGGTCGAACGAGGGACAAAACGGTTCATGGCGGCGATAGCTCTTGGTGCCTTGCCAATGCTGGGTGGCGAGGACCATGACCTCATTCCAGCAAGCCGCGACGGGTTCAATGGCAAAGGTGAGTTTCATATCCCATCTCCAGGCTCATAGATCAAGGTGGTCGCCATCCACTGCCCAAAGATGGCGTTCGAGGCGATCTTGAGTTTCGGGCTAATCCACCGTCCCGTCCAGTCACGCGGGGAACTCCATTGCCGCACAATCTCCAGGCTTGAGGCCCAATAGGCTTCATCCCAATTATCCACATCCCAGACTGCGCCGCTGGTCACACTATAGGAGACAGTACCCGCAATCACTTCGTCGGCAAAGTCCACGTCAATATCTGCCGCATATGCTACATTGCCATTGATGGCAAGCATCGGCATGAAGAGTTGGCAATGCTTGAGTCGTGCATCGCCAAAGTCCTGAAAGGCTTGTTTGCCGTAATAGACCACATCGTCAGCCCCGTCAATCGTCCCGGTCCACGCCTTGTAGACCACCGTGCCATTACAGAAATAGAGTTCCCCGTTGAATACGGCAAAATCCTCGGCATCCCAATCGGTGAACTTCGACCAGGATTTGGTCAAGAGATTCATCACATATTGCTGATGCTCGCCATCCTCCGCAATCGGGATGTTCACCAACATCGCGTCATAGGCGGGATAGGTGATGGCCTTCCAACCGAACGTGCTGCCGTAGCTTCGGGCCGCATCCACAATGGCGTTCTGAATCTTGTAGGAGAGCGCAAACTTGGCCCGCTCATCGCCGCTTTGGAGCAAGGCCGAGAGCGGGAACACGCCGTTTTCCGTAATGATGACGCAATCGCCCCCATACTGCATCACACAACGCCGACCCAGCGGCTTCCCAACCGTATAGGTGCCGATCTTGGCCCAGTTCGCCGCGCTCGCGGGGTTCGTCCCTTGATAGACGATGACTTCTCCTTCCGAGGTGAGCAACACAAAGAAGTCGTCAGGGCCACTCCCTGCGTCCCGTGTCCAGGTGGCCGCCGCCATCAGATAGCCCCCCTTGGGGCATTCGCCAGAGATGTCAAATTCCGTGAGCGCCCCACCAGCGGCCCCGGCGGTCAGATACCAGAACGACAGGCTCGTCTCTTCAATAAAGATCAGCCGTCCTTTAAACACCACTACGCCAATAAAGTTCTCGACTGCGTTGCCTGTATAGCCAGTTAAGGCTGGGGTCGTCGCATTTGTCACTGCCGTCCAGGTTGTGCCATCGTAATAGGCCGGTTTGTCCACGCCATTCACCGCGATCAACCAGTTACTCGTGCCATCTCCGAACATGGTCCATTGATGCTTGCCATCGGTCCTCGCTAACTCAATCGCCCCCACCGCTCCTGCACTACTCACATCATAAATCCCATCGGCGGTATAGCAGAACATCTCATTGGTGCCCGTGAGCTTATTGTAGACCGCCAACGTCTTGCCGATGTCCGCCATCCCCGTCGCATGAGAGGCATAGCCGCCACGGAACTCGACGTAGGAGGGCCGACAGTACCAGTTGTTCAAGACGACGGCATCGGTGGGCTTCATCGAGGCGAGCCCGTCACGCGCATTCCACCCGCCAATGGGCGCGGGGAACGTCTGCGTGATGGAGACTTTTTGCTTCGCGGCTCGGTGTTGGCGTAAGGGTGTTCTCACGATCATCTCCTATAAAGTGCCATAGCCCGACAGAAACCAGGCTGACCCGTTATATTCCACATCACACCAGGCCCCGATGCCCAACGCTTTGAGCGGTCCTGTGCCCACATTGAGATTAAAGGCCCCTGTCGCCGCGGCAGTCCTGACGATATGAAAGGCCGCACCATTGTAGGCGTTGGTGGTAGAGAGCGTCACGTCACGATTTGCCGAGAGCGGCGTATTCCAGACTTGCGTGGTCTCATCGGCCAACACATCCAACGTCTTGGCCGCGTTCCCGACATCCGCCGAGACTGAACGCCCATCGACGGAACGGACCACGCCGCTATCGGTCAGCAGATACGCCGCCCCCAACGTGGTATCCAGCACAATCGGGGTCCCCACGCCGCTGTCAAAGTCCTCTGTGGACGGTGCCCCCGCTTTATGACGGACCAGTTCCATTAGATAATGCTCATATCAGGCACAAAGATACCAGGTTGGGCCTCACGGGACACCCCGTTCATATTGATCGTGTCTTTGCCCCCGTCCCGCGAGAGCGCGTCCTTGACCTGGAACTCGTAGGTCCGCATGTCTTCGGCATAGTCAAGCCCCTTTTCTTTCTTCCATCGCCACCGCAGGCCCATGAGGACCAAATCCTCCGGCAGCAGAATCGTGTCGGTATCCAGCGTGGCGTAGTCTTTATAGGTCGTACCATCAATCCCCAACATCCAGTACTTAGAAATGTATTCAAAGGCCCAGGTATAACCCGCTGTGGGTGTGGGATTGATGAGCAGCTTGCCGCCCCGAATCCTGAACTGATAGCGCGGGCCGGTGGTGGCCATGCCCTTGAGTCGTTGCCAATCCATGTCACTCACAGGACCGAGAATCGGGAGGGTATTCGTCCGGTCCCAGAATGTGCCGTGCTTTATGTCTCGGTATCCGTTGGTGGCAATCGACGTGACGGCCCCTTGATCTTCGAGGGCGAGGGTCGTATGCGTGGCTTCAAATGTGAGGGCTTGCCACGGCCCACGGCGGGCGAGATCGTTGCCTTCTTCTTCCAAGAGCCGCAGCATTTGGACAATCTGTGTATCAGTATTGCCCAACACCGTAGTAGGCACTGGTACGTTGGTGCGTCCGCAGACATATTGCACGACGGTAAGGACGCTCATATTGTACGCTCCAATCTTATAGGAAAGAGCTTCCCAATCGGTTTCGTCACTCGAAATGCCCAGATATAGAAAAATACCTCTAGATATTGCACGTTCGGCTTAAACTCACGATAGCTACAGCCAAAGGCATGTGGACGTGTATCGTCAACGCCGCAATGAATATGTATCGGACTAACCATCTTTCCGCGTCCGAGCAGACCTCTTGCGTTCCGGTTGAATGTCGTCCAAGATGTCATCCGCATGGATGGCCTCCTCTTTCGCGGTCGAGGGATAGGGTGCGCTCGCACGTAACTCCTCCACCACCGTTGTCAATTTTTCGAGTTGCGCCTTGAGGAGATCGTTCTCTTGCTGGAGCGAGACCATCTGCGCCGTGAGCGGTCCCTTATCCTGCGCTTGCGCGATCCAGGCGGCCGCCGTCTGTTTGAGTTTCACCGCTCCCATGCCGATGCGCGTACAGGCCTCGGCATTACAGGTCGAGAGATCCTCGACCGTCCGTACCCCTGCCCGAATGATGATCTCCGCTTGCGAGGGCGAGATCATGGCCCAGCCACGAATCGGCGTGCCTTCGACCGGCAGCTCGCGCCCTTCTTTCCATGACTGATAGGCCTTGCGGTAGTAGTCGAGATGTTGACGGGGGAGTCGCCCAGACTGCGCTTCAATCGCCTGCTGCTTGAGCCACTTCTCCGCTTCAAAAATACAGGAATCCACCGAGCCAATCTGCCGCACCGTGACCATATCGACATCTTTGGCCCGATAATGGCCCTCAATGCGCTTCCCGGTCTCAGGATCGAATTTGATGACCTCCTTGGCCACTTGCGAGAACTCGACGTAGGCAGGCTTCTCATTCTTGGAAAGCAGATCGGTCGCCAATTCTAAGACGCTAGACATAGAGACTCCTTTTTGAAGGGCACAATGAAGCGATGCTGGGGATATTGGGCGCGGATTTCCTTTTCAAAGTTCCAGGCTGTCAGCAAGTATGTCACGGGTTGTTCCGGTCCTGGGCCTGCCTGCATGAGATCGCCTGGAGCCACAATCTTAATCTTGGTGCCAGGAATGTACCGTCCTTGTTTGGCGGGTGTGTTATCCATCGCAAAGTCAATGAAGTCTGCGAGTCCGAAATGATGAATCAGCGTACAGGCTTTGGCCGTCGCGCCAAAGGCGATGATGGGACCATCGCAGGCGGTAATCTGTTCGAGGACGGACTGTTTCGCCTCGGCAATCGTAGCCTTGAAGCCACGCCAATCAATGGGGTAGTCCGGGAGCATCGTGGCATACCCAGGGCGACGACAATAGAACCGCAGAGACCCGCCATGCGTGGAGAGATGTTCATAGTAGTCCACCACCAATCCCCACCGCTTGAGAAACCGTGGCCATGGGGCAAAGGTATGATAGTCCCGATGCTCGTGGTACACCATATCGAACGCCCCAGCCGTCACCAGATCGTAGAAATGCTGGACCTCAAAGACCAGCACTCCGTCATCCTTCAACAGACGGTCTATTCCACGGAACACGTCCCACAAGTCATCGACATGCGCGAGGACGTTGTTCGCCACGATGAGATCGACGGGTTCGAGTGTGTCGGCGAGTTTGGAGCTAAATGACTTGGCAATGCCGACTTTGGTGCAAGGGTCTATACCCGTGGCCTCAAAGCCTGCGTTCCGTAGTACGTCCAAATAGAGGCCGTTGTTACAGCCGATTTCGAGCACCGTCTTGGCTTTGGGATACCGCGTGCGAAGGGCCTGCGCTGCTTGAACCAAATGGGGCCGCACGGCATCCGGGGTCGCATAGCGATAGTCCACCCAATCCACCGGCTTAAAATCGGCCAACTGCACATGGTCGCAGATGACGCACTGGGCTAAGTCCAGCGGATAGCGTGGGGCGTCCGTATCAGGGTGATCGGGAAAGCTGTTCGCAATCGGCGTGGGCGTGAGCTTCAACATCGTGCGGGTGGGGCCAAAACACATCCGGCAGTTCATGATGGTTTCCTCGCGGTAACTTGCATGTCCCTAGCAGCCATATGAAAGATGGGCTCACGGACTTGAATGTCCTGAAAATTCACACCGACCAAGGCATCCGTTAATTCCGCCTTCGACCAGCCCCACTGGTGCATCATGTCGGGCTTCTTGTCTCGCGGATCGCCATACAAGCCCATCGTGGTCAACCGGATATTCCTTTCCCCATCAACAATGAGCTGCGCGATTTTATCGAGACAGGGCAATTCCAACACCAATTTGCCACCAGGCTTGAGGACCCGGAACCATTCATAGAGGGCCTGCCCTGCGTCGGCTCGGTGGATATGTTCCAGCAAATGAATCGCCCACACTTCGTCAGCAAAGTCGGTGTCAAACGGCAGCGGAAAGGCGTCACATTTGACATCCGGCTCGCCGTGGCGGTCGGTGTTAATCCACGACTTCCCAGGGAAGCGCGTCAACCCTGCACCCACATTGATTCTTACAAGCTGTTGAGCAGTTGCGCCCATTGTTTCCCTATCGCCTCCGGTGAAAACTTTTCCACGTACTGTTGGCCCTCGGCCACAATGTCGTTCAATTCATCGCGGAAGTGCTGTGCCCATCGCACACCGGTGGTGACATTGCCCACCCAGGCATAGCGTTGAAACTCCATAGTGGCAGGGTGCCGGTCGGTTACGACAAAGCAGCCGGCGCGGATCGCATTCACGAGTCGATTGGCGCTCTTATATTCTACGCCTTTGCGAATGGGCAGAAAGGCCACCTGTGCAGCATGGAGGTGCTGCGTCTGGGTCTCCGGCGTCCAGGGCGTGTAGATAAAATCCTTACGGGAGTTGCTACCGGTTACGAAGGTGATTGGCATACGTTTGATGGAGTCGATATACGGTTCAAGGTCTTTCAAATTCCAGGCGCCACCAAACCATACATATTGGGCGATGCCGTTGGCATGAGGGGCGGTCAAGGCTTCCTCATAGGGGTCTGGAATCACCACATCCACCTTCCGGTCGATATACTTCAGGATGCGTCCCGCCATATTCTCCGTGGGCGTCACGACCGCATCGGCCAACTTCGCCATTTCCACGTAGATCGGTCCCCAAAAGGGATGCCGGAAATGATCGTCGCCAAAGTCTGCGACCACCTTCACGCCTTCGGCTTTACATTCTTTCGCCAAGATCACGTCATCCGGCGTGGGCTTGCTGAAGATGAAGGCCGCCCCCTCTCCTTCATTCACGGTCCCCCCTACCTGCTGCGCGGGAATCTGCGCTCGGTAGCGATAGGACGCCGCGGACGTGCCCAGCCGATGTACGAATACGGCTTTCATGTTCGATACCCTGCCTTCCGTCGCGCCTCAACAATCGCCGCAATCAAGCCGTCTCCTTTCACGTCCAGATGGAGCCCTGGCATCCAGCCATAGGTGGAGTTTTGAAACTCTTGCGCTTGGCCGGCCATCGCCACACTACAGGTAAAGGTGCGTTCACCGACCACCACGGGCATCGTCAAAAATTGATTCCCGCTATCAAACCGCTTCTTCCCTTCGGCGTCATTACACGAATCAAATCCATAGAGCACCATGTTGCGAAAGCCCATGAGATAGGCCACGGCAATGGCCCTGAGCCCAGAGGTCGATCCGCCACCCACCTTGCCCTTCACGCCAGCCAATGCGGGCATTTCCGTCGGATGCCCCTGCGAATGCCAGAGCACAATCCGATGGCCACGCAAGTGCTCAAAGACTTCTACCGCGCAGCGGGAGGCCAGGAGATAAATCGTCTGCATATTTTTCCGTCTGAGGTTATGCCGGAGGTCTCGCGGGTCGCAGGTCAAGAAGAGGTCCGGGATGATGTCATGCTCACACAGCAAATCATGGGCACCATTCACCGCCAGGATGGGCCGACCATTGGCCCGCTCCTGCCGAATCTCTTCGATGAAGGCGGGGAGCGAAGGGCCGCTCCCCGCAATCACCATTGACCCGTCGTGGGCCACGATGGACGGCGCAAACTCCTGAATGCCTCGTGCCAGATTGACCCGAATGGCGTCCAGCGGCTGCGAAGCTACGCCAAACTGTTCCACATCCAGCTCCAGGCGTTGGAGTGTCGCCGTCATCCGCTTACTTCTTCGCCTTGTTCGCCACTTGCCGCTTGAACGCGGCGAGGCGCGCAGCCTTGCTGCCTGTTTTCTTACCCGTAACTTTCGACATCTTCCGCTCCTTTCAATGCGCCTGATTAGGCAGGGTTGGTATACGGATGCACATACATCGGCGTACAGCCCATGATGGTGAGCGCCGTCGCCAGTGATTCGGTCGTATTCAAATACAACCCTGCCACGAGACAATTCGACACCGTGGCATCGTCCACATAGCCCGCCGTCGCAGTCGTGAACAGCGGCACTTGGTCTGCGGCATCATCGGCCACGTTCCCAATGAACGTGCCCATCCGCATAAACCAGCCGAAACGTGCTGAGGCAATGGACGCCTGCGGACAGCCGAGTTTCTTGGAGCTGCCTGCATCCTGCACCAGCGTCGTCGTCGCCATTTCTGCAGTGCCCCCGTCGTAGAGGACGCAGAAGGCGTACTGCGAAATGTCGGAAAGGGCGACCCCGTACTCCGCCATCCCGCCCATATCGGTCCATCCCACCGTGCCGATGGGCAACCGCGCTTCCGTGTCCACCTGGGTCAATCCAGGCGTAACAATCGGACTGATGATCTTCGTTGCGACTTTTGAAACAACATGCGTTGTACCTGCCATGATGAATCTCCTTTATATAGTAGTGAATCAGACGGTTGACTCAGGGCCTAGGTCTTAATGACGCCCTGCATCAAGCGGTTGCTGCACACGAGATTGCCCATCCAGAGAATGGGAATCACGGAGCCGTCCTGATTCACCGGATGCAAACTGTCCATCTCTTCCATGTCCGCATCCTTATGCGCGACCAGTTCGAGATAGTTGGTGTTAATGAAGTACGCATGGGAGGCGGGAATCCCGCTCGCCCCATCGTAGATCACGTCGGCGTTCTTGTACTTCAACGTCACGAACCCGGCTTCGCCTTTGGACGTGTCGTTGTACCGCTTCATCGAGGCCTGTGAGGCTTCAAAGAGCGCATAGTACACGCTGTCCATGACGATCAAGTCCGGCTGATCGTCCGGCCCACGGTCCAAGGTCAGCCAGAGCGGGAGCATGGTGCCATGCTCAATGTTCGTGGCCGAAATGGTCGTGACCGTATCCGACGCATCCAGCACCGAATTGCGCCAGAAGGTCCAGGTATTGGCATCGATGCCGCCGACACTATTAGTATTCGTGTCGGCCACAATCGCCTGCATCCCGTTGATCTGATTGGTCAGGGAGCCTGACGAGTACAGATCGGACGAGAAGTTGTTGTTAAAGGTGCGAATCGCGTTCTTGATCCGCGCCTTGGCGAGATTGATGATCTGCGCTTCTCCGCTGTTAATGCGGAGTTCCCGCCCAGAGGCTACCACGTTGATCGCAATCTGCCGCCACTGATATTCGGCGGCGGACAGCACATCGGACTGCGAGATGTTCAGCACATCCCAATCGGAATAGCGTTGATACGTCCCGTTGCTCGCATAGTCGAGCGGACAGGCGATGGTCAACCCGCCATCTTCCAACCGGTAGTTCCCGCGCCGCTTCATGTATTTCAAGAGCGCGATGCGGAGACTCAGGTTGTCTTTCACTTGTGCCCGATGCTTGCGGAACGTGGTCGTCACCAGTTCCGTAAAGGTACTATTAGCTGGCATGATATGTGCTCCTTCCAGAGGTTAATGGGCGGTCTTCGACTTCAGCTCCCTGAAGGTGGACCGCAATGTCTCATCCATTGACCCTAAAGGCTCTGTCGGAGTCCGTTGGGTATCCCGACTCTGCACGTTCACGCTTCGCGCCTTCTGCTTGGGCAGGGCATCGAGTCGCGCCCGTTCCTTCGCTTTCTCGGTTTCTGTCTGAAACCACGAAAGTTTCTGTTTCTCCCGTGTCACTGGATTCGCCCACACCGCCTTGTCGTAGGCCTCCTGTAAGGAGTCCCCGGCTTTGATGAACTTCACGATGTCCTCGTGACACTCATCGAACAAGGCATGGGACGGATCACTCGCAAACGCCGCCACTTCCGCACTCGCCTTCTCTTGGGCCGCCTGCAAGGCCGCCTGTTGCTGCGAGGTCATCACTTGATTGAGTTGCTGAATCTGCTGCTCCAGGGTGAGGAGGCGCGGGTCCACCGTCGCCCCCGTCGTGTCTGTACCGTTCGCCATCGTCGGGAAGGGGATCTGGAGATGCTTGGCCATTTGCGTCAAGGCCGCCTGCCGCTGCTCCACACTCCCGTTCGTGAGACTGGTATAGGCCCGCATCATGTCGTCAATGGCTTTGGGTGCATCCAAGCCACGCGATTGCAAGAGCTGGTCGTAGGGTTGTAAGACCTTCTGAATCGACTGGGCGTACTCGACCGAGGACTTGTATTGATCGAGGCCGTTTAGAAAATCCTTCTCCCGCTTCTCGATGTACTCCTGGGCCTTGGGGTCAATCTTGCCCCACACCTCATGGACATCCTTGGCCCAACTCTTGGGCGCAGGACGGACAGCGGGCGGTTCCGCCGTGAGGGGTGCGGGAGCCGTGGCGTCCGTCACCGCTTGCGTGACCGTCTCCTGTGGCGTGGTCTCTTTCTCCTCTGGGAGTGTCTCAGGAAAGAGGTCTAAGCCGATCTTGTCGGAGGCGGCTTCAATGTCAATGCCGGTGTCCGCTGTCTCTGTCGGAGTCGCGGTCGTGTCGTCGCTCATACAATCTCCTAGGGTTGTGGCGTGGTGCGAATCACGTCCGCCTGCACGCCTTGGTCCGTCAGTTCGCTATACAGCTTCCCGCGCTTGGCGGTGGGCATCTTCTCAATGGCTTCTTCCACATGCGCCTCAATCGTGGCGTCCAGTTTGGCTTCCGAGTCCTTAATGCGCTGGTGATAATCTGTTTTCATTTCCGGGTCATACTCACGGCAGCCATTGCGCTTCAAGTCCTCGCGTCGGGCATCCCATGAGGTAATGTGCGACCCGTCAATCGGGCTGTCGTAACAGATGTTGGGCGCGGCCTTGACAAGGAGCGGGGCTGTAATCATTCTTTCTAGATCGTAAATACATGTGCGACAAACCAGTTGACGTAAATCCAATTCAGAAACCCTCATATAAATGTCAATCTCTCTCCCGTGGTCAGGGCAGAGACTGTTAGTACAGCGATGCGTGTAGAACGGCATTAGCCACCCACCTTTGCGAGATGGGGGACATGGACGCTCCGCCCCATCAATTCGGCGAACGACACGCTGGACAATGTTTGTTTGACCATCTGCTTCCACTCCTCGGCAAACTCACTGCGCTTGGTTTCCTCCCAGATGGGGATGCCCATCGTAAAGTGGACGAGCTTCGCGTCCGGGTTCGGCGCGTCATAGCCCACGAGATGATTCCAGTCTTTCGGCAAGTCTCCGATCGTCCGTGCCCACTTGAAGTCAAAGAGCTTATTGGTCTGGTCCTCGACAAACTCCGGCGTGAGATTGGCGCACGACGGATTGTGAAAGACCATGACACTGGGCCGCTCAAAGGTCCGTTCATGCTTCACGACCAGCACCGGCACGCCAGGATAGGCCAGTTGATAGCCCAGCAGTTCCACAATATCGCCGCGCACGAGCACATCGCTATCGAGAAAGATCGACACGCCCTCAAAGCCGGAGAGATAGGGGACCAGGAACCGTGAATAGGTAAACTCGGTCAAGCCTCGTCGCGTCAGCGGCAGTTTGGACAAATCCAGTCGCGTAATGCTGACCGGTGCCGTCGCATGCGTCCATACCGAATGCGCGGCCACCTGATAGGCCACGGGTTGACGGGGATCATACCCAATAAAGACTTGTATCGGTCGCATGACTCCTCCTACATGAGCATCATTATCGCATCTTCGTCGTCATCTTCACGCGCTCGCTCGTAGGCCAACTTAGCCATGAGTTTCGCGGATTCCAGATCATCGACGAGTTGGGCAAACCGACGCTGGTAGTCCGTCTGATCTTTGACCAGTGCGGCCAGTTCCGCCACCGTCTCCTGTACCCTCTCAGCCACACGCGGCTCGGCTGGGCGTGTCGCCTCGACCACTGGCGCGAGGGTGTCCTCGGCCAACGTGGCCTTGATCGTGCGCTCCATCTCATCAAAGAGTTCCTCGGTGCGATTGCGGCGTCGCTTGGTGCGTTTGCCGCGCCACGGCATCTCGCCCCCGCCCCCCACATGCGATACGGTGGGCGTGACAGGCGGCCCCACGCCGGTACTGGTTTCCAGCAACAGGGACCCAGTGCCATCCTCCAACAGAATCGTAAATCCATCTTCAGTCTGTAAATAGTCATTGGCCATGTGTGCGTGAATCGTAGAGTAGGAGGTCGCGTGGTCCTACTCCCTCATAGGGTTCGGTGCCGTGAAAGCTGGTGTCAGTCCTGGCAAAGATGAAGGCCGTATTCGGTGCGCCAGATACCTGCGCCACTTCATCAAATAATGCACGATCATGGTGAACACCTTTAGAGTCACTGTAGCCTGACTCCTTTGGAGTATAGAGCGACGTGCCGTGCTGCGAGTCACCGAGGAACGTCAACATGGTCACGGCCTTGCTGGTCGTATCAGTATGGGGCTTGATCGTGTAACCAGGATGGTCCCGTAAGAGCAGCGTTTCGTCCTTCGTGGACGTGACGCCAAACTTCTTATCGAGTGCCGCCCGTAACCGTCCCTGCGTCATCCAGTTAAGGCTTGTAGGGGCTGGGTGGGTAAACCGTTCAGGATAGCCCTTGATGCCGCGTGACAATTCCAACGTATCGTACTCACTGTCAGGCGGTAAACTTTCTAGGATTGCGGCGTATACTTCTGGCGGAAAGACTTGCGCCACGACACAATGCGGGAACGGCGTGGGTATGATCTCGGCCCTTTCAATAGCATCCAGCACAGTCTGTTCCACCACCGAGACTTTTGAGAAGACATACTCTGCACAGCCTTTGAATGGACCGTCAGCGCGTCTGGCCCGATCCACTTGTGCTTCGTCATACGTGTATCCCCACTCTGCGAGTTGAGCCAACATGGCTTGGTGAGCCGGAAGATTCTCATTCACTTCGACAAGGAGACTTATATCCTGTTGGAGCAGCCCTTTCCCACCTGCGATGACGAGATGCTCAAACCCATCAACATCAATCTTCAGGTGGGTTGGTCGAGGAAGTAACTCGCTTAGTTGATCGAGGGTCATCGCAATAGCCCCTTGCTTGACCCCAGGGCGTGCCTCAAGGTTGGGACCTACTTCTTCGCCTAAGCTATGGCATGACCCCCCTGCCTGTGGAGAGGAACAAAACAAGGTAGATACCCTAGGGGCATCACTTAATGCAATGGGATATGCCAACCCCTTCACATGGTTCTCACGGAAGTTACGACAGAGGACCGCATAGTTTGAGGCTTCGGGTTCAAAGGCGTAGACCTCTACTCCTCGTCGTTGAGCAGCCCAGATACTATAGCCACCGACATTCGCGCCAATGTCCCACAGCACATTACCCGCCCGCATCATGTCGATCCACTGAATCGTAATCGGTTCCTTTGTGAATAAAGTATTCGCTCTCCACTTGGTGGTATCATTCGGTGTGTAGAAGGTTACTGAGGTATCTTCATAGGTAACTGGCGTGAGATCCTTTTGGAGCTCAGGGACTTTAGGCCCTACAACGATTTGGAGCTGCGGACCCTCTTCAATAACTTTACCAATGTCAAAATGCTTCGCGAGCTTTTTCCCCCACCAGGCTTTGTCTTTTTGGATAAGGTGTGCATTACGCCCGTCAGCGAGGGTCTTATTTGCTGCTCCTGTATGGATGACAAAGTACCCGACCTTCCTAAGACATCGTGCGATATCCAGTAAGACGCTATTGAGCATCGTAGGTTCAATATGCTCTAATACGTCGGTACAGACGACAAGATCAGCTGGGCGAGGAGATTCTTCCTTCCCTTCAATCGCAGGATCATATTCCCAAATAGGAAATGGGAGACCCTTCCCTAAGAGACCTTTCCCACATCCATAGTCGAGAATAGAGGTGGTATTGAGTGCTTTACTGAGCTTGAGGATAGTCTCGACATACTTTGTCCCACTGGTACCATAGGCGGGGTTGCTCTCATGGAGGGCTTGGTTGAGGGCACGATACCCAGGGGTGATAAGGTCCGGTCGAAGGAGTGCTAAGTCGACCGTACGAGGGGGGTTTGGAGTATGGGCTTTCATAATCGCTTGAACCAACCCTTGGCCATGGAAAGTTACCACAGCTCCTTTGAGCTGGTCGACTTCATGGGGAACAGTTTTCGCACAGGCGAGTAGGGCTGGGGTGGTATACCATATATGCCCAGATCCTTCAGGGAACTCTAATGGGAATAGCTTTCCTGGGGGTGAGGGATGTGCGCCGGCATGACTTTGCGTGGGTTTTCCACTCCCATCAATTCCAAAGACATGGATATTGGTGAACCCCATTGCACGAGCGAGCACCAGCGAGCGGAGTCCTGCATCAGCCCCTCCTGTAAAGGCCCATTCTCCTGGGGGGAGGACTCGTATACTGTCTTCTTCTTTACTAAAGACATGCCAGAGTTTGACTTTGTTATCTTTGAGGTGATCAAGGACATCGGGATGTGTGGTACTGGAGATCAAGTACTCGACATCGGGGTGTGGGGGACCAATCAATTGCACAGTATTCTTGGGGAGTGGGTCGACTGCGACATGCCAGTTGGGAATAATCCCTTTACTGAGAAGGAATGGATGTGCTCCTGAGCAGGTCATCACATAGGGGTATTGTTTAATCTCTTCCCAGGTCTCTTGTAGGCTAGGCCCAAACCCTACAACAGCAATAGGCTCAGAACGAATCTCCTCAATAGGAGTGACTCTATCTGCCACTTTACGGATGGCAATACGAATCTGCTCATCCCTCAGCCATGCAGGGATACAGTACGTGGTCCCGTAGGTTTCTTCAAAGACCATCTTTTCAGTGCGAGAGGACACGCGGGCTGTCGCTGGCTTACTCATTTGAGCCTATAGGCGATAAAATAGGACCCTGCCATCACGTGCATGGGAGTCGCAGCAGTAGAGACGATTCCAGCATACATGA